TTACTCGTGCATCATTTAACTCTGCGTTAAAGTCTCTGCCACGTAAGTACAAGCAGCGTCGTGCTGATCTTCGCTTCCTAGTCGGATCAAACTTGATCCAAGACTTCCTATATGCAAACAGCATTGGTACTAACCAGACAATTCCACAGGATATTGCTTCAAGCATCATCCGTGGTGATGTACAGCCAGTCTCAGGACCAGCAGGTTACGTAGCACCTTATGCATTCGGTATTCCAATTGTTGAAGTTCCACTTCTTAACGAAGCACAAGACGGAGACTACACATTAGAGACAGGTAACCACGGAGATATCCACTTAACATTCCCTAACAACATTGTTGTTGGAATCAAGCGTGATGTAACTGTTTACCGTTTCTTCTGGCCACGTAAGGACTCAATTGAGTACACAATGTATACTCGTGTTGGCGTCCAGATCGAACAAGCTGATGCTTGGGTCGTAGTGAAGAACGTAAAAATAGCTTCATAATTTAGGATTAAATCCGCAAGAGAGGCCCCCAATTAATTTTGGGGGCTTCTCATTTTAATTTACTAATGCTATAATTAATTGACCTAGAAAAAGGAGAATATAAGATGTCATTTGACACCCTAAAGGTAGCAGAACTAAAGAAAATTGCAGAGGACTTTGCAGTTGAAACAATTGGTTTAAAAAACAAAAACGATGTAATTGCAGCCCTTTCAGAAGAAGGCGTAACATGGGCGGTATACGAACAGACAATTAAAAAGATTGAAGAAGAGGCGGAAGAAACAGAAGTCGCTCCTAGATTTGATAAGAATCAAAAGCTTACAGAAGATATGGTCCTTGTTAGAATGACTAGACCAAACTTCCGTTATGATATTATGGGACAAACATTCACCAAAGAGCACCCATTTGTAGCAATGTCTTCAGACAAAGCACAAGCGATCTTTGATAAAGAGGAGGGTTTTAGACCAGCTACACCAAAGGAAGCACAAGACTTCTATAGCTAATCTAAAACGTAAACAATGGCAGAGATTTATATTGATCAAACTTCACCAATTAAGACAAAAATCTTTTATGATGGAGAAATTATTGATGCAGATGGAAGCGTAGTAGCAACTGTATATGATATTACAGCGGATATAAAGATTAGCCCCGCCGTTCCTACAACAACAGTTCAAACAACAATAACTGCAACAAAGCTAGACTCAGATGCTGGAACATATCAAATTGTTTTGCCAGTGTCATTCTGTCGTAGAAACAGAAAGTTTAAGATTGTTTGGTCATATACAGTTTCTGCAACTGCTGGATCTCATACAACATATACAGAGGTTGTTACCCCCTATGCAAATCTGTCTGAAGTTATTGAAGATTTAAATATAGGCTCAGATGTTAGCGATCCAAATTATAAAACATACCATGAGTTACAAATGGCGGAGAAGTACGCCAGAAAACTTATTGAAGAATATTGCAACCAATCTTTTTATCTTTATGATGATGAGGAAATTGGATATGGAATTGGTTCAGACATATTGCCTCTTCCATATAGAATCTATGAGATCCATAAGTTATATGAGAATGATATTCTTGTAGTAGACAATATTGCTGCTGTTAATAACTGGATATATGATCCAGTCATATCTGAATCTAATTTTGGTATTAGAGTAAACAGACAAGACTTATTAGATAATATTACATATACGTCTAACGGATTAATTCCTCCGTCAATTAATGATAGAGGTTTTTCTGGAGCATTTAAAAAAGATTTTAGATATCGAGTTTCTGGAAGATTTGGTTGGTCATCTGTGCCAGACAATGTTGAAGAAGCATGCCGTATTTTAATGCAGCAGTACTTTGATAAAGATACTGCATGGAGAAACAAGTACGTTAAAAGCATAAGTACTTTTGACTGGAAATTTGACTACATGTCAGATGCACACACTGGAACTGGAAATCTATATGCCGACCAGCTTCTTAATGCATATAGAATTAATGGAATGGCAACATTCTAAAATGGATATCATAACATCAGTATTACCGATGCTGCTAGACGTTTACGTTCAAGCAGATACACAGGACCCAGATACTGGCGCTATGATAAAAGAGTTTCAATATAGAACTACATTAAATTGTAGCGCTAAAGGAATAATCAGTAACTCTGCTACTTCAAGAGGCGGGGACAGACAGGTTATGACTAATAAATATACTAACGAACAAATGATACAGATAAGAACTATAGAAAAGTTAAACATTAGACATAAGATTACAGCAATTAGAGACAAGAACAATAACTACATCTGGAAAGAATTAAATCACCCAACAGAGTCTCCAACCGTATTTGAGGTTATTGGTGTCACTCCAATACTTGATCCTTTCGGAACAATTCTTGCATATAGCACTACAGCTAAAAGATCGGAGAATCAGGTAATTGGAGTCTAGTACAGCATTAGTATCAGTAGCCAGCGGATTAGAATCACTAATGACTGGATTAAATACCTCTATACTAAAAGACTCAACAGTTGCTCAAATTTCTGCCACTGTATATTATCAAGCTCATGTTATGGCAAAGCTGACTTCTAATAAAAACTTTCAAAATAAATTTAACACAATGATATTTAAACAAATCAACGAAGACTTTGGTTCTTATATTGATGCCAAGGCAAGAACTTCCCCAATTGCATTTCACCATGTTTATGAATGGAAGAAGGCTGGAAACCCAGAGGCAAGACTATTTGAAATAAATAAGTTATCACAGGATGGATTGTCATTTAGACTAGGATATAATTTTAAATTATCTAAATCATTAGTTCCAACAGGCAAGGGTAAGCACAGACATGTATTTGCAAATAAAGCTGCAGTAATGGAATCTGGTATGCCCGTAGTAATCCGCCCAAGGTCCGCAGAGCGACTTGTTTTTGAGGTTAATGGTTATACCGTATTCATGCCCAAAGGAGCTCCAGTGACCGTTACAAAGCCTGGAGGGACCAGAGTAAAAGACTCCTTTAAGATGGCATACAAACAATTCTTTACAGGCAATTTAGTTAACCTATCAATTAAGAAATCAGGATTTCAAAGGATGTTTAATAGTTCAATTAGTAAAGCATTAAGTATTCCAATTGATATTAAAAGAGTTAAATATTCATTTTCTGCAAATACAGTTAGAGGCCAAGCAAACTTTGCTTTAACTTCAGCATTTGGAGGTGCATAATGGTTAATTATAAATTAGACGCAATGCTAGAATTACGCAAGTATATTTGGAAGCGACTAAAGGATACAGATATATTTAATGAGGATGATTACTACAGTGAGAATATAGGAGATATTACAGTTCCTATTATTCCCGTCCAACAGGTGGCGGAGCTAAATCAATTTTTGAGCGGGAAGAAGCATATTGTTTATGACAAGATAGGAATGTCCTATGAAAACCTATGGGCTATATGCTGTGAGCAAATCCTATTTACTATATATTCAACAGATGTTTCTGAGATAAATGAGATCAGAAACTTTATGACAGATGAATTTAGAAGAGTAGATGAGTCTGCCAGAGATGTAAATAACTGGGTAGACCTATCAGACAAATTCCAATTTTACAGCATTTTTATAGCAGACATATCTCCAACAGAGCCATCTGAAGAAATGGAAGGATTCCTTTCAGCAGATATTGTTCTAGAGATTAAATACTCAAGAGCATCTGGATCAAACGGCAGGTTCATTTAGTTTGCCTTTTTACCCAAAAAGGCCTATTATTGTACTAAGAGGAAAGACAGCCTAGCCAGCTTTGATAGATTTATTTATATTTTTGAAATAACAGGAGGAAAAACAATATGGCAATTTCAGCCGCAAATAATGCAAAGAACATCATTGTTGGTGCTTCACCATTATTCCTTAGCGTTGCTACTACAGGAGATTCTTCATTAGACCCAACAGCGGGTTCAAACAAGGAAGCATTTTCTTCATCAGCATCTTATACAGATACTTTGAATGCAGCAACAGCTAAATGGAAGAATGTTGGATTCACAAACAACGGTCTTCAGATTACTTATAACCCAACTTACGGAAACGTAACAGTTGATCAGCTTCTCGATAGCGCAAAGCTTTTCAAGGAGTCAATGGAAGTTATGATTGCAACAGAAATGGCAGAGGGCGTTCTTGAGAACGTTCTAGCAGTTTTTGGACAGCCAGGAACAATTTCTGGAGGCTCAGTAACTACAGTTACAGCTTCAGAAACACTAACATCAGCAGATCCAACATCTTCAACACCTAAGCAATTAGGTCTTGCAGCAGGAGCACTTCTTTCAGCACCAGTTGAGCGTCAGCTTGTAGCAGTTGGTCCAGCACCAGATTACGCAATTACATCATACATAAAGAATGAGCGTGTATATTATGCACGTCGTGTTCTTTCTGTACAGCAGTCACAATTCTCGTTGGCACGTAACACTCCAACAACATTCCCAGTAACATTCCGTCTACTCCCAGAGTCAGCATACGCTGGTTCAGAGTACGGTAAGATTATTGACCGAGTTTACTCATAATATCTAAATTTATTTAGATTAGCGGAAACCCCCATTAATTTGGGGGTTTTCTGCTTGTATTAGTAAGCGTGTTTTGTTATAATAATTAAGACAATCCTAGGAGGATAAATTGGCTACTACAATCTACGACGTAGAAGAAATTGAATTACAGAATGGTGCTAAGGTAAAACTAAAGCCCCTTACAATTAAAGAACTAAGAAAGTTCATGACGGCAATTAGCAAGACCGCCGATACAAAATCAGAAGATGAAACACTAGACATCCTTATTGATGCTTGTGCAGTTGCACTAGAAAAGCAGTTACCAGAATTGGTAGCAGATAGAGATGCATTAGAAGATGCATTAGACGTACCCACAATTAATCGTATCCTTGAAGTATGCGGTGGGATTAAGATGGACGACCCAAACCTTCTAGCGGCAGCGGTTCTGGCTGGTCAGAACTAGATTTAGCCGCTTTAGAGGGTGAAGTTTTTCTTTTAGGACACTGGAAGAATTACGAAGAACTAGAAGACAGTCTTTCAATGCCAGAAATGATTCAAACTTTGAAATCAATGCAAAAGACTGAGTCAGAAAAAAGAAGATTCTTAGCGTCAATCCAAGGCATAGACTTAGGAAAAGATGGTGAGGAACAAGAAGGTCCTTCCTTTGAAGATGTACAAAGACGTGCACTTGGTATAAATGCCAGTGGTGATGATATAGTTTCACTACAAGGGCAATTAGCATCAGGTGCTGGATTTGGAATTGGAGCGGGATTAGGATACGAAAAGGGGTAGCATATATAAATGGCTGATGAAAACATAGTCACGAATATAGTCGCTAATGCTGACTTTTCAGATCTTATTGCAAATGTCAATAAGGTTACTACTAATCTCGCCCAATTAAAACAAACACTTATAACAACAGACAAAGCACTTGCTTTACAGGCAGCAAAAATTCAGCAGAACTTTGCATCAACACTAAGAAGTACTGGGCAGTTTTCCACACACTTTGTAAGCCTATCTTCCGATGTTGATAAGTTTGGAAAGAATTTAGATTCTGGAAAGCTTAAATTAAAAGAATATTATGGCACATGGCAGAATCATTCAAAAACTGCAGGCGGCTTAATTAGAGATTTAGCAAGACAACAAGTTCAATTACAAAATTCTATTCTTCAACCATTAGGCAGAAATGCTGAAGGGTTAATGCAATTTAACGTGCAGGTCCCAAGAGGACTAGATCTAACAAAGAATAAGGCTGCACTGCTTAAGCAAGAAATGCAGATCATGAACAAGGTAATTCAAGATGGCGGAGTGCAATTAATTAACTGGGGTAAAAATACTCAGTGGGCAGGACGTCAGTTAACTGTTGGACTTACTGTTCCAATTGCAGCATTTGGCAAAGCAGCAGCAGATGCGTTTAGAGTCGCAGACGAACAACTAGTTAGACTTACTAAAGTTTATGGTGGGGTTGCACAAACTTCTGCTGTAGAGCTAGGAAAAATTAGAAAAGAAGTTGCAGCAACGGCAAAAGATTTAGCACAACAATATGGTGCATCGTATACAGAAACTATAGCTTTAGCGGCAGATATTGCGGCAACTGGAAAGCAAGGAGAAGATCTTCTCAACTCAACTAGAGAAACAACAAGACTAGCGGTGCTTGGAGAAGTTGATCGTCAAGAAGCAATGAAGGCTACTCTTGCAATTCAAACGGCATTTAATCAAAATACACAACAGCTTTCTGAATCAATTAACTTCCTTAACGCAGTTGAAAACCAAACATCCACCAGCCTTGCAGATCTAGTTGAAGCAATTCCAAAAGCTGGTCCAGTTGTAAAATCATTAGGCGGAAGCATACAGGACCTTGCTCTTTATTTAACAGCAATGAAAGAAGGCGGAATTAATGCATCAGAAGGTGCAAATGCAATTAAGTCATCCTTAGCGTCTTTAATTAATCCAACTAAGGTTGCAAGAGAAATGTTTGCAGGATTTGGAATAGACTTAGGCGGAATAGTAACAAGCAATGCTGGAAATTTAACAGGAACAATATTAGAGCTACAGAAAGCACTAGACACACTTGATCCGTTAACAAAATCAAAAGCAATTGAACAGCTGTTTGGAAAGTTTCAGTTTGCTAGATTATCAGCACTGTTTGATAACTTAGGCAAACAAGGAAGCCAAACGCTACAAGTTCTAGATTTAATGAATACCAGCGCATCAGATTTAGCAAATGTAGCTGGACGAGAATTAGCACAAATTACAGAATCAGCTTCTGGTAAGTATCGCAGAGCATTAGAAGGATTAAAGGCAGACCTTGCAGGAGTAGGAGATGCATTTCTTAATATTCAAACATTCTTTATTAACTTAATTGACAAAGTAATTGAATTTAATAATAAACTTCCAGATCCAATTAAAAAGATTTTAACATTGGTTGGAGGATTAACAGCATTAGCAGGTCCTGCAATCATGTTAACTGGCGTGCTTGCAAACTTCTTTGGATATATTATTAAGGGAGTAGCACATTTCAGGGCATTATTTAAAGGCGGAGAAGGATGGAAATTATTAACTCCTGAAATTTTGGCAGCTCAAAAAGCTGGAAATCTTTTGGAAACAACATTCTATAGTGATGCAAAAGCAGCATCAATTTTACAGCAAGCTATAGCAAATTTAAATGTAGAGTTAGATAGACTTTCTTCAAAGGCTGCATCCAATGCTGTTTCTCAATCACCAATAATATCAACAATTGCTGGAAATACTTTAATTGGTGGAGGAAGAGAAGTTGATCCAAACCATCCTTTACTGAGCGCTAAAGACACTAGATCATTTTCTCATTTAAATCCATTAAGTAGAATGACAGCAGAAGAAAAAGCTGCACAAACAATATTTGGCGTTGTTCCAGGGGCACCTTTAGTTAATCAAAAGATTAGCAATAATCCACAAATGTATATGTCTGGTGATTTACCAAAGGTATCTGGCGCAAGTTCAATCCGTGGAGTTTCAACAGGAATTGTTGCAGAAGAAGCTGCTAAATTTCATTCAATGACTGGTGCACTAGCAATGCAGTCACA